CTGTACCGATACCCCTTAAATAATAATCAGACGGTGTTTCAGGTGTGGCTTCTACCGCATCTGTAACAGATACAACTACATCTTCTGTACCACCGTCATCACGACCACCGCCTACATTAAAAGGGTCAAACCTAGAGTCTCCTGTATATACTCTATCCATTAACATTAAATCATCGAGACCAACTACAGACCCTATCTTTGTCATAAGACCGCCAATACCTGTTGTATCTTTATGTGATATACCTACAATTTTACCTGTTTCTGGGTTTACACTATACCCATACACATTTCCTTTTTCTCTTTCATCTAATATTTTTCTTGATAACCATGAATCTCTTTTAGCAAGTTCATCAAGTTGTGCTTGAGTAGCACCACCTATATCACGAGGACCGCCATAACCTTGGAAAGCGTAGCTTGTATCGGCATAAGACCTTCCCGACCTATCATCATCTCCTTCATAAGCACCACCTTTATAACTACCAAATCCTGTGCCTACGCTACCACGATAGCTATCGCTTACATCACCACGTGTATCTGGGTCATCTGTTTCAGCATCTGATGTACTGGTATCTCCTGCAGAAGTATCCTCACGACCTCCCGGGTCATCCTGTGCTGACCCACCACCTCCACCATCAAACCCCGGGTCTTCACCGTAGTAAGCAGGGATACCCATAGGTCCGGGTTTACCAGCACCACCAAGGTCTTTCAATGTCTTACCTTCTTTAGGTGTAATCCATGCCAACATATGAGGCTGACCCTTGATGTCAATCTCACGAGGTACGTTTTTAATAATACCCGACAATCCTGATGTGTCTGATTTTTTCTTAGCCATTATTTAATATCCTTTAATGCTGAACCTGTTATACCTACTTCTATTTCTTTTAAACCTTTTATAACTTCCAAGGGTAGTTTTTTATCTTTAAATAGTTCTGACAACTCACTACTTGAAAATGAATCTGGTTGGAAAAAACCATTCTTTTTTTGTGCTAACGTCCTAAGAATAAGTGGATTAACTTTATACTTTCCTTTTGATGTCACAGCTTTTAATATACCCTCAGTTCCAAAAGTTTTTGGTTCGTTTGAATCCTTAGTATAATACTGTACATTAGATATAATATTAATTTTATCTAATAGTCTACTTTGTAATTCTCTTTTTTGCTGTTGTATTGAAAGATACTTATCATAAATTTCGTCAGCAATTTCAGGAGTAATTGGACGAATGCCTACTTCTTTTTTTAAATAATCTTTAAATACTTGTTTTGTTTTATTAATTTCTTGCACGTCTTTATATATACTATAACCAACAGATTTAGAAAAGTTCATTGTATTATTTCTAATACCTGTCTTTAAAAAGAACTCTTGTTCTTTTGCTCTGTTAGGAAATCCTCCGTAAGAAACACCCTCATCTTTACCTAGTACCGCTTCAGAGTTTTTGGCTTCCTCTAATTTATTAAGGCCTTTTAAACTACCGGGTTTTGCTATTTCAGGTACAGCATAAACAATTCTTCCCCAAAAATTATCACCTAATGTTTCAACATATGGAACAGGATTACCATTATCATCTACACCACGAGATGCGTTTAAGACTGCGCTTGTTAAAAACTTTTCAGAAACAAAAGGAGACATGATACTTTTAAAACCACTCCAAACTGCATCATCTATTTCTCTATCTGTAATTTCTTCACCTGCCATTACTCTACCTATTATAGCACGAATAGGTGTTTTAAGAAACTCATGTGCATCTATAGTAGATGTGTCTGTAAATTTTGTCATTACATCATTTGTTTTTGGGTCAAGATATAATGGTTGTGTAAAAATTTTTGTACTGTTTTGCTGCCATTCGGGAGACACTATATTTATAGCACGTTCATCTTCTTTTGTAATTCCCATTGCTTCGTTGTTTCTTCTGTTATACGCAACTATACCTGCAGTAACTCCACCAGCAGATGCTAATCTATTAAAACCTTTTTGGGCTAAAGCACTATTACCAGTTTTAAATCCCTCACGTAAATCACTAACCCCTATTTTTAAAATATTAGCACTTGTTCTTAAAACTTCTGCAGGATACATAGCATATGTTCCTAAAGGAACACGACCTAAAGCACGAGCGTAAAAAGCCCCTGTTGTATAAGAAGGCATAGTATTACGAACATTCTTAGCAGCTTTTCTAAGAAGTTCTTCTTCGGTTAAATTTGGGAAGACTTTTCTATAATCTTCTACTTCTGCAAAGGTAGCCATTATTTTACCAAAGTCATCTATACCACCGTAAACTTGACCCGGTGCTTTGATACCTCTCTTGGCTGCTTTTAAAACAGTATTCTCTATATCTTCTCCAAACCTATCTATATTTTTTTTAATATTCTCAACAGCAATATCAGAATCTAATACAGATTCTTCTAATAATATTCTAATAGTATTGATTGCTTCGGGGTCATCTTTTTTAACTCTTTGAATAATATTATAAGCGGCATTCTTTGCATTCTTAATACCTGATGGTCTAAACAAATAACCATTAACTGCTAGTTGTTGGAACATACCTGCAGTATTTAAAAGATAAGCAGTATGGTCATAGATAGTTTCTGTTGCCTGTGTGTATGCTAAAGGCTTTGCAACCGTAGCATTATATATTCTTCCTAAAGCACTATTACTATCTAACTCAAATAAATCAACTCCCTTTTCAAGCATTGTAGAAAGCTGGTCAGTTGTAGTAAACTTATTTAAACCTACAGGGTCAGCAGCTTTACCCAACTCACCTAATTCTTTTTGAGATATTTTTCCAAGGTTAGACACAACTCCGGGTTCTGCTTTATTAAGAAATGTTGCCACGTCTGTTGGAATAAAAGGAATCAAACCATCAAGTTTAACCTCTTTATTTAAATTTTGTTCAGCAAATTTTTTAATATCCTGCAAGTATTCTGCTTTAGCTATCAGTTTATTTTGATTGGAAATTGTTTCAATAAAATTTCTTTTAACATCTTTTACTTCACCAAGTAATTCTAAGATAGGTTTATCTAAGTCCTGTCTTCCTCTAAGAATTTTAGCTGCGGGTCCACCATAACCGCTACCGCTAATCATATCAATAATAGAACTCATCTGGTCTTTATTTTTTGCACTACTAATAACAGTATCAATAATACCATCAATCTGTGCTTCCGTATAAGAAGGATACATTTTTTTAAAATGTCTCCTTGCATTATTAACAATTTTTATAACCTCAGTATTGTTAGCATCTGTGATGTCAATTTTATTATCAACAACAGACATAATTTTTTTAGACCAACTAGGATTTGAAAAGTTTTCAAATGTTCTTGTAAGGTATGCACCCATTCCCTTATCAAGCTGAATACGTAATTCATTATCCATAGGTAACTCAAGTAAATCTAATGCTAGTTGAGTTTTATCATCTAACATATTACGCATTGTGTTTAACTGTTTAATAATTTCTGGATTTAAAGATTGAATATCTCCTTGAGATGCTGTACCATCCAACACCTTATTCATTACTTGCCAATCACCGCCATATTTTTTCTGTAAACTTTCTAATTTTTTTAATTCAGACCTACTAATAATTTCATTAGCTTTTACAAAACTATTCTTTTTAAGAATAGATTCATAAAGTGGTTTTGGAATAGACAAATTAGAAGTAAATACTCTACCTAGTCCAGTATTAATTTTACCAATTGTTTCTATTATTTTATTTCTTTGTCTATAAATACCATTACCAATATCTTCAACAGCAGATTCAACAACCTTTGCCTCACCCAAAGGTTTTACAGGTGTTGTAACTTTATCTTTGGTTACAGCTTTATATTTATTAAGTATTTTTTTGCCGCCTGTTTTTAAAATAGGAGCCAAGGTAGCAAAACCCGCACCAATAATACCAGCACCTGCAGCAGAATCAATAAGCTGTTTAAGTCTTTTCTCAGCAACTGAATCATCTGGATTGATTACTAAATCTTCTACAACACTTTCCATTCCCGGAATTAAAGAAATTAATTCTGTTGTTATTTGCTCATCTTCATCTCTAATTAAAACATCTGCAGCTACACCTATTCCAAAAGCCTCTGCAGCCTTGCCTAATTTGCTTTTAGGTTTTACAATATTTTTTATAGTTTGCTTAACTGCACCTGCCGCTGTTCCAAACTGCAATAGTTCAGAGGCAATAGCTTCCGATGTGCTTAACTTAGGGTCAAATTTTTCTTTAAAAAAATATGATACAGGTTTGGGAGTATATTCCTCAACTACTTCTGCAGCTTTCTTTAAACCACCTTCAACTTCTTTTCGTTTTTCTTTACCGCCTATAAGTTCAATTGCTTGTCCACCTAATGTACCTAAATCACTAACTGTTTCACCAACAAAAGCACCTATAGTTCTTACCGGGTCTGGAATAATATAGAAAGGACTTTCTCTAAGTTTATCTTCGGCAGTAGGCTCTTGATTTTCAAAGTCATTAAGCACAGTCATATACTCATCAAAGCCCACGCCTTGACTTTCAAGAAAATTTTTCAAACCTTCTTGACTATCAATAGAACCTGTATCTAATTGATTATCAACTTCAGTTTTTAAATTATAAAATTCTTGTGTGTTAGGAGCAATCATAAATGTAACTCTATTATGTCGTTGGCTTTGGTGCTAAATCACTAATTTTTTTAGACTGTTTAAACTTATCTGCTTTGGCTGCAGGACTGTCAGGGTTAAGCGGAACACTAGGTACATCATCAAGGTCTTTTATTGGTTTTCTAGTTTTTGATAATGCTTCTAATGCTTTAGTATAATCACCACCTGATTCTTTAAAAGCATTAGTTAAAATTTTAAGAATATTTAAATATTCAGTTTTTGCTTGAGGGGTTCCTTCCAGAACTCCTGTATCTGGATAAAACTTAACATCTGACATTTGAGCAGCAATTGATTTTAGTTGTCCTATATCCGCTGATTCAATATCTGTATCAGTATCAAAGACATCTGCAATATCACTAGATGCTTTAAGTTCTGCTTGACGTATTTTTAAGTTAGCTTCAGCTTGAGAAATTTTTCCTTCAGCTAAATCTTTTTGTATTTGCCTTATTTCATTATCAACTATACTTCTTTGTTCCTCTGCATAAGTAGCAGCACCAGCAAGTTGTGAACCAAGTCCTGCTTCAGGGTCTGCAGCAGCATATCCAATAAGTAAATCACTAATATAATTTAAAGGAGAAGATTGTTTTTCTAGTTCAGCTTGTCTTTCTGCAGCTAGTTCTGCTTGTTTTTTAAAAGCTTCTTCTGCAGCAGTTCCATATGCTCCAATAGATTCTTGTAAACCAGAATATGATTCTAACATTTTAGAAGCAAGTTTTGCTTTATTTAATGCCTGACCCGCAGGTGTCATATCTTTATCACTACCTACTGTCATACCATCAGCCAGTGTTTTTATAACACCTGATAAACCACCTTCAGAGTTGTAAGCAATACGACCACCAGTATTAAAACCAAAGCTACTAAACATACCACTACCATATGCTTTAGCACCCGCACCTAACAAACCTGCAAGGTTTTGTGCAGCAGAAGCTTTAGCCTTTGGTTGGAACTGTTGAGTAGATTGATAAGGGTAACCATATAGAGTTGCCTGATACTGACCAAGCAAGTCATATGGATATTGCTGCTGTCTTTCAAATTCTGAACGAGCAATATCAAGACCAGCCTGTGTCATACCACGCTGTGCTTCACCAATACCTGACAATGCAGTTAGTTCTGTAAGTGCCTGTCTAGGAGCAGCTTGTCCAAGAGAAGACAACCCAGACGCTGCTGCACGTTCACGTTCTTTTTGTGCTTCAAATGAACGCAGACCAGTTTCAAAAGCAGCTTGAGAACCACGAGTTTGAATATCACCTAATTGCTGTTGCAGATTTCTACCAGCTTCGGCTTCGAGAATAGCTTGACGTGACCCACCAAATCCACCTTTGCTAACTGCACCTGCACCAATATCTTGCATTGTACGTTCAGCTTGTCTACGAGCCTCACGCTTTTCTACATCTACAACTGCCTGTTGATACGGTGACATATATTGTTGAGCAGTGTCAGGAGTAAAGCGTTCCAACTGACCATACGTAATTTGTTCAGCAGGTTTAAAGTACTCTTGTCCTTTTCCTACAAGACCAGCAATACCCTGCATAGCTGCAAGTTCATCTGGAGAAAACCCAGCAATCTGTTCCCCAGTATATGTTTGGTAACCAGCACCTTTCTTTGCTTCATAAATATTCTTAGCTTCTTTAAGAATATCCGCAAGACCAGATTTATAATCCTCTGGTACGTTGTATAGTGGTTCTGCCATTACTTCAACTCCTCAAGTTTTTTGTCACCGTCTATTTGTTTAATCTGTTTTGTTGTTCCTGTTGATGCTTTACGAACACTATCTAAAAAGTTATCTAGTTTTTCTGCACCTGCATCAGAAGAACCATTACCTAGATTAGATACTACATCTGCAGGTATTACATATTCATCACGGCTAAGAAGAGCATTCTTAATTACAGGGTCACCTTTTACCTTAAACCCTATGTCATCAGACATACCATCCCCACCATTATTATTTACATCTATCATGCCCTCAAACGGCCTACCACCGCCACTAACTTCACCACCCTTTGCCAACATAGCTGGAAGACCTTGCATTGCTTCCTGCTGCATTGGTGGCTGTTGCGGAGCCATTTGCATTGGTGGCTGTTGCGGAGCCATTTGCATTGGTGGTTGTTGTGGAGGCATTTCTTCTTCTATATCATCAGCATTATACTCAGCAATTTTATTACGACCAAAGTTCATAAGTTCTTGCATTGCTTCTTTACCAGTAAGAGACTGATTAATCAAACCAGCGATACCTTGGAATGCTTCTTGAAGATTAAATGCTTCAGGTAATCCAGTTTTAGGATTAATACTTAATTGTCCCATTGAACGTAGCACATTCATTTCAGGCTTAGACATATGAACAAGTTCTGTGTCTCCCTGTCTACCACGTAAAGCAAGTAGATTAGCAAGGCCAGATTGTGGTGCTTGTCTGTTAATATAATAAGCCATTACTTACCTGCCTTATTTGGAAACATATAATTAGATTGCGCTTTTGTCATATCTGCTTGAAAGTTACTGCTCTTATTATACAATGAACCAAGGTTTAATGCCATACCCTGAACTGTTTTTGTTCCAAAATAATCATTAGTTTGTACGACACCCTTATTAATATTGGTAATATAGCTACCATTATTAAGCATATCAAAATATTCTTTATTGTTCATTAGTTAAAATCCACCCATCCTGTGCCACTTACATAACCTTTAAACTTACCTTCATCTTTTGAATATGCTATATCTCCACTACTAGGACGACCGATATCAGCTACTGTAGTAACTGCATATACTTTTGTAGAAGGTGTACTATCTACTTTATTATCTCTTAAATCTAATTCTTGAGACAGTTGATTAGCCCAAGACTAGTAGCATAAATATACTTAGGAAGACTAGGATAGTTAGCCATTATCTACCACCATCCGGCTGTATACCTACACGCACAGAACCCCAACGCCATGTACCATCATTAGTACCAGACACACGAACTGATGCTTGTCTTCCTCTTGCCCTAAAATCAATTTTCTTTGTAGTACTATTAATAGTAAATGGTCCTTTAATTATATCTGGACTTGCAGGGTACTCATTTGTTTTAACATATATTTCAATATCATTACCTGTACCCAAAGTATAATCAGGAATAATTTTATCCATAAACATAATTTGAGTACCATCTTCAATATCAATTTTTGCAGATTCAATATATGAAGACAAGGGTAGTCCATCTCCTGTATACAAATCAGCAGGTTCGTTATCCCAAAGATACTGACCAGCAGTAGCAGACACTGCACCTGTTGTTAAAGTATTATCATATATATTTCTATCAGCAAAGGTAGTGTAGAAGGTATCACCATACACCCACGTTTGTTCTGCAACATTAAATATAACATATGCGTTAGGCTCAGTGCTATTTCCTCTAGGGTATAACCAAATAATTTCTTTAAATTCTGAATTAACCCCAGCAAATACTTTATCTTTATTAGTCATATTAAAGTCATCAAAGATATGTCTACGTATTGTACAAGGCAAATTATTTACACGACCATCAAAAGCATAGAAGTTATTGTCACCCATCCAGAATGAAATACCATCATAGTCTATTGCTGCATGAGGTGCAATCAAACCACAGTTTGTACCAACTTGTTGAAAGTTAAAGATAAAAGGTGGACCAACAAACTGCTGTGTATACATTGCATTATCAGACCAAATGTGAATAGAGTTACGAGAACGTACAGCCCCTACAATTTCTGTACCATCCGCAAGAATAACTTCACCTGATGTAGTTTGAATAGAAGGTGTCCAGTTTGTAAAGTTTTCTTGGTCTGACCAACGTACAAGCATTGCATTAAAGTTACCACTTGCGTATTCATTAGTCGCATAACAAATAACGTGTCTATCATTAGGAGACACAACAAAGTAATTAGATTGTGAAGGCGCATCCGTAACAGTAACAACAGGTGCATTGGTAGCACTTGTTAAAATTTTCATACGCTCTGGTGTAATAGATACATCTGTATCAAAGTAAAATAAATTACCACCTCTACGTAAACCTAGTATATCTTCACCCCAGTTATCAAACTGCCACTGTGCGCCACGGAAAGTAAACCCAGATGTTGCAGAAGGGTTATTCCAAGCACGACCACCAGTTACTGAAGCACCTGCATTATAATTACCAGCACCCCAACCAAGACCTTGAATACTATTGGATAATTGTTTAGGCAATAAAAAAGCTACAGATACTGCAGTTCCACCTGCGGTAGCAGAAGTATCTGTAGCAGTAATAACAGATTGAATTGTAAAATCATTTAATGTTGCTGCAGTTACAATTGTAAAAATAGGACCACCTGCGGCAGATGTAGTCAAATCAATATTACCACCTACTGTAGCAGCAGCCTCAATAATAATACGGTCACCTGCTTGTGCGCCGTGGTTTGTAATATTTACAGAAACAAGTGCAGAACCTGCATTAGTAGAAAAAATATCTGATGCGGATACAACAGATACAATAGGTGTTACATCATATAGTGTTTGGTCTTTTTCTACATATACCTGTTCATTAGTACCTAAGATAATATGCTTACGTGTATCATTATCTGCCCACGCAAGTATATCTCTAGCAATACCTACCAAACTTTCTGTATTATGTTTTTCGTAACCACGTAAGTTTTCTGGTTTTCCTTCACGAAAACGCACACGATTACCATCATACCATTTACCTTCTTCGGCATATTGGGTAGATTCCCTGTGAAAACCGGGAAGAAAATTTAATGATGTAAACTTTGTTGCCATAAAATTTTCTATGTCTTAATAATATAGTTGAGAATAGATGTTGGCTGTACGTTGTTGTGCGCTCCATCACCGCCAGTGGAACCTGTATTAACTGAAGGGTATGCCCCTGATGATGTCGAAAATTCGTTAGCAGTGCCACTGGCAGGACGTGGACCATACCACCCACTAAAGTGATTATGCGATGGCATTTGAGCAACTGTAAGTGTATGCGTCTCACCACCGCCAGTAGCACCCAGCGTGTCGCCATCAAGTCCACCGCTTTGGTTAGTAAGGCGGTTCGCACTTGTTCCACCCATATCATCTTTACCAGCAACTACACGCCCCCGAAGGTCTGGTAAATTAAAAGTAGTTGAGCCATCTCCAACACCATACGTAGTTCCTATAGCACTAAATAAGTTAGCATAGGTAGTTCTATTAACTTGCTGTCCATAACAAAATAAATATCCACTAGGTGCGCTTGTTCCAGCATAGGGGAATACAAGACCTGATGGAAGAGGAATTGTTCCAGTGGCATTAGATATATCTCCATAAATATTAGTGGCAGACACAACAGATACTATGATATTCGTAGCATTTAAAGTATTAGCTGTAAATGCAGATACAGAAGTAGCAGATTCTAGTTTATAAATATCTGTACCATCACAAGCAACAAAGATATTTGAACCATTGTTGACACGAACACCTGTACCACCTGCTGTTTTCATTTCAACTGCAAAGTTTGTTGCTGAAATCTGAGTTGTGTTGTCACGAATAAAATATGTTTTTTCTTCAGATGGAATAGTAATAGTAACAATAGCAGAAAGTTCACCAGCAATTTCAAGAGATGCTTGTCTAGCCTCGTCTGTTGCACCATTATTTGATGTAAGTGAAACAGGTACACTTGACACAGACACAATTGCATATCCTGCCACTGCCTCATCAATAAGGTCAATGACATTCTGATTCATAATCAAACCCCAAGAGTTTGGATTTTCTCCATCTGCTTGTTTTTCTAGTCTAATTCTGGAAGTATAAGTTGATGCCATTTATTTAATCCCTCTGTAAAACTTTATCTAATTTATCTTCTACACGGTGAAGTGCTTCCATAACACGGCGCATATCATCTCGCATTTCCATACGAGTAGCATAATCTTCTCTTGTTTTATTTAACAAAATTTCAATTCGTTTTTGTTCACGTGATGTTCCATTAGCCCACCAAGCAAATCCAGCAACAATTGACGCGATAAGCATATCAATTAAACTAGACATTTCCATTTGTTTGCTCCCAGATTTCAATTAGTTGCTGCATTTCTACAGGGTTTTTTGATTTTTTTTTAAAACATTTACTGCTAACTTATTATTATAGTCTATTTTGTCTCCAGATAAAACCCAAGCATCACGCCAAAGTCTTGTTTTTGGTAATTTATCTGTCTATCCCACAAATGTACGCCTTGAAAGTCAGGTGTTTTAACTTGGTACTGCAATGACTTTTGTTCCGCTAACATATACGTTCCCCGGACCATCAAATGTAATGTTTATAGGCTGTTCATCTGCGTAAGTAATAGGAATATTACGAAGGGCAGTTCTATATGTTTCCCATTCAGTACGCTTTTCAGGTGTAATTGGAAAGTCTGCAACAAGATATTTATCTGTTTCTTGTAAAAGAATTGTTCTTGTTCTACGAACCCTATCCCAAGAGTTATCCCAATCAAATTCTTTCTGACGTTCTGCTTCAATAATGGCATTATTAATTTCATTAAATTTATTTATTACTGCAGTCTTTTCTTCTTCAGTTGCATCACGAGATGTTCCATCAGACATCTCTACCCATGAAGAATTATTAACATCTACCTGAATAGCGTGTATGTTTGTAAATTGATTCCAGAAAGAATCGTCTTCACATTTAACGCCTACATTATTACTGGCTAACATTTTATCTGGTACAATTGCTGAGTATGACATTTATTTTCCTTTAGTGTTTTATCATAAATTTCATAGCGACATATGGTTGTTCAACACTCATTGAACTACCGCTAAATGAACCGCCGTGATTATGTGCGCCACCGCTACCTGTATTGTTTGCAACATATCTTGCAGTTTCAGAAGAGGCATCTCTGGCATCATCCCCAGTACCATACTTGTTACCATCACCACCAACAGGACACTGAACTAATCCAAGATTACCTGCAAAAGCATTTGCAGTAATACTGTGTCCGTGAGCAGGTATTTCGCTAGTAGATAGTGTGTGGTTGTTTACAGTTATTGTACCAGTTGGGGTTTGTGTTGCACTACCACCAGTAGAAGCAATAGCTTTTGTACCACTAGAACCTACTGGAACTTTGTCTTGTAAATCAGGAACATTAAATGTAGTAGACCCATCTCCCACACCATAGTCAGTTCCAAT